GTTGACAATTCATAACCAACTGTTCTAAAAACCCTGGTTTGTTTTTAAACGCCAATAAAAGTTTATTAGTCAATAAACCAATAACCGTTTTGTTTTTTTGTAAACCTGACTCTTTATCAAATCTGTAGATATAGTTCATCACCATTTCAGGTGTGATTTCATTTTTTGCATAATCAGCACTATCCACCATCGATATCAAACGAATATCACTGTTTGGGAATAGTTCTTTTGGAGAAACACTTTGAGATATAGTTTCAACATTTGAACGAGACTGTCTAAATGAAGTTGATTTGGTATCTTCAGCACCTGCTTGTCTATCGTGATGGTCAGTATGAATAACAAACATTGGTTTACCGTGAGCAAAGTCAACTAAAACCGGCATTGTGTCACCTTGAGCGTCATTCTTTTTAACCGCAAATTCCTTATCCCCATATTGGATAACGTGAGAACCAACTACCTTGATACCGTTATCCTCAAGGTATTTTTTCATCGCAATAGCGGTTGTAACACCATCCAAATCTTGATGAAAATATATTTCAGCCTTTGGATATCTTTCTGATAACGCATTAATATCTCGTAAACCACTTTCTTTTATTAGTTTTCTCATTAATTAAATAATTTACTCGCCCAAGAAATTACCTTATCAATAATATCTTGGTTTAAACCTAATTTATGTAACGCATCATAAGTGTCAGAATCAGGAACCCCAGTAGCATCAATTTTTTCCATAGTTTGGAATTTTTTAAGAGCGTTAATTGTTATTGGACCCCACGTACCTACTGGTATTTGTAACACTTTACCATTTTCCATAACTTTTTTCATCTTAAAGTAATCATTAAGAGCGGTTTGTAATTCAAAAACTTCTTGACTATCTAGTTGTAGTTTTTGTTCGTTAATCAAACCGTATCTTGAACGGATATCATTTTTTTCTTGTTCTGAAATTATTAATCTTTTTCCCATATTATTTGTTTTTATAATAAATATCCAATAAACAAAAAAAGAGGTTATTCAACCTCTTCTTTCATTTCTAATTTTAATTGTTTTTTTTGTTCCACAAACGCCTGTACCCTTTTTCTCGCAATTTCTGCGTAGTTTGGGGATAATTCTATTCCCAACCATCTCCTATCATTGACTTCTGCTGAGACGGCGGACGTTCCGCTGCCCATAAATGGGTCAAGGACTATATCGTTCTTATAAGACAATATCTTAATTGCCTTTGTCGGGATGTCCATTGAAAAGGTTGCCTTAGTTAATGATTTAGTATCCGCAAAATATTTCCACTGCCCGAATACCAACTCCATAAATTCTTTCTTATCTTCTTCAAGATAAACGGTTTTCTTTTTAATAGTACCGTCTTCCTGTTCAATATCTGTCGGTGTTCCCTTCCATTGGGGTTCTCCTTTTGTCAATTTTTTAGGGGAATTTTTATAAGCAATAATTAAACATTCTTTTGGGTTATATATGTATGGTTGACTACAACTCATCCAGGACCCCCAAGCAGTTGTTTTACTTCTGTGGGGAGATTCTTCTTCCAAGTCAATAAGTCCAAACCATTTATAACCAATCTCTTTCATTACATTCCAAATTTCAGAAACTATAAAAATTCGACCACCCCTATCTTTAAGATTAATTTCAAAAGGGACATTCACACAAATTCTACCATCATCTTTAAGAACTCTATAAGCCTCTTTAAGCCATTTCGTAGAAAAATCTGTGTACTGATTTATATCCGTATTGTCATCATAAACATCGTATTGGATGTTCACTGAATATGGCGGACTAGTAACTATTAAATCAATAGAACTCTCAGGAAGTTTTGACATAACTTCCACACAATCCCCGCTTATAATTTGATTCAACACCTCTTCTATATTCTTTATATCTTTCATAATATTCTTTTTTTCTATTTAAACAAATTTTAGAGTCATTATAAATGTAATCTAAAAAACTTACAATACCAGCAATATTCACAATTTTAATTGCGTATTTATCACCATTTTCGTGTATTTTACCAATGTTAGGTAATTTAGATATTACATCAATTAAAAAAGTTCTGAATTTTTCAGATGCACATACAATAGTCATAACAGACATTTTAGTTTTTTCATTATAAAAAAAATTACCATCACCATCATAATATCCACGTATAAAATCCTTATAAAATTTTTCATCAATATTTGGTATATCAATTGTAAAAGTTTTTCTTGGGACACACCCTTGGTTAATTAAATTATCAACCATTTCACAACTATTAACACGTATTAAACAATTATTTGATATTGAATGAGTTCCTTTTTTTGAAATTGTTTTACTTTGGTTGTGGACTATTTTGTGCTCAGAACCTATATCATTTTTAAATTTTATTAAATGCCCCTCATCTTTGGTGGATAATTTCAAAACAACCTGTGACCCCGATTTACTTTTCCTAACGCATCCATCAGCATATAAAAACCCTAACCAATAAGCCTTTTCTTCCGAATCAATAATTTTAAAATATTCGTGATTTACATTGTACCTACGATTTGTTAATTCAACATTATTCTTTTCAAGAATTCTTTTTATCGGTCTTAATGAAACCCCAAAACTTTTTGCAACTTTTTTTAGATTTTTTAATTCATCATATTTTTCAATTATTAAATTATAATCAATATCTATTCTATTTCCCATATTAATAAATATCAGTTAGTGTGTAGAAAGACACAATCAATATTCATATTTTAAGTGGTATTCCCACTGTTCATCTTTCTTTATTGGTTTGATATCTAAATCTAGAAATACAGCATTTTGTTCTCCGGCGTGTAAACCTACAATATTATAATCGTAGAATTCTTCGGCTTCACCCATAGTCATCAAATCTCTTTCACAAAGTATAGACAAAATTTTTGATTTTGAATAGAGGATTCTTCTACCATTTCCAAATTCTTCAACAATACCTATAATCGCCTCTTCTAAACCGTCTAAAAGAATTGCTCCTTCCGCATATTCGTTAATATCGACTTGCATTATTGTTTTGGTTTTGGTTTTTTCTTATACTTTTTTTTCTTTGGTGATGTTGTTTCTGTGGTTACATTAGGATGGGTTGTTTTTTTAGCCGACATCTTCGGTGTTTCACCTGTGGTATCAACCTCACCCGCAATATCAATCTCAATTAAATCGGGGTGGTTCATCTCAACCTCTTTAAGAATCTTTTTTCTTTCGATTAAGGTTTCATTAATAAGTTCGTTAATCGACTTGCCCGCGATGGTTTGTTTTTCTTTTTTCCCAAAAAGTTTTTTGAATAGTTTTTCAAATATGCTCATAATTAATTATTTATTTTCTAAATTTTTTATTTTTCTTTCCAAATAAAACATCGCCTTCTTTAAATCCTGAAGTTCTTTATCTGTGTCTTTCTTACCCGCTCTTGAAATATACTTAACAGTATTACCTAAATGAAAATCTAAGTTCCAATTTTCTATCACCTTAATTACCTCATATGGGTTATCTTGTCCGCCATAATGTTCCGGGTGGTTCACCATTTCTTTATCCATAATTTTACTTTTAAACATTTTTAATAACATAATAATCTTTAGCGTATTTTGATTCTTCTATAACACCTTCAGTTATTAATTTATCTAAAACTTTTCTTGTTTCATCAATCGATTCTTTAACAATGTGTCTTGAAATGAAATCGATGTGGATTGGTTGTCTTAACTTAGACAACAATATACTAAATTGCTTTTTGTCCATTTAATTCTGTTAATTTAATTTTTATTTCTTTTTCAGAAGCTCCTTTATTATACCATTCAAATACTTTTGATGATTCATTATCCATAAAAATAAGAGCATCTGCTTTAAATAAACTTTTAAGTGTGACACCCCCATTTAAAAAAGTTTCAATGTTATTTTTACCAATAAATTTTTTATTAAACCCCATATATTTTAATTTCATTTAAAAAATAAAACAATATTCCTATTATGTCAAACTAATTATCGTATTTTTTTATGCTCTCTATCCTTGTACTTTGGAACACATACGATATTAATTTTCGTTTAAACAGAGGTACCAGGGTTTCTTCAAAAGGATATGGGAAGTTATCCGTTGACTTCACTTCAAAAACAGGTGAATATTTTTTTTGTTTTTCGTTGAAGGTAGAAAACTCTTGAATAATTTGATTGAGGGTAAATTCTTTTTTATTACCATTATATATCAACGTTAAATCCGTATGATATTCATCAATCTCAGGAGTTAATTTAGAAAAAACATATTCCCAAACATACACTTTACCAGTTTTCTTATCCCCATAAATCATATAACCGATTCCATTTTTCATAAATCGTTTATTTTTTTTAACTGATATTGAAATGGTTTCATATATAAAACTCCAATAAGACTTAACTATGTTAAAGTAATCAAAAAACTTTGTTGTGGAGAATTTAACAATCTCGTCAATCTCCTTAATTTCAGGTGCCGATAAAACAGGTAATTGTTTTGCCAATAAGTCTTTAACCAACACTTCATCATCATAAGAATGAAATACTTTATCGGTATACAATATAACATTTTCTTTTAATAAAGTTTGTAGACTTGCAAGGTGTAAAGATAATTCAATAAATGTTGGGTATATTTTATTTTGATTTAATAACTCATCAATTTTTTTAAAATATCCTAATAAAACATACTTCTTATGTTCAAAATCGATTGGTTCTTGTACTAACCAATCAGTATCCATTAAAAATTTAATATTTTTTTCTTCCCCTATACTCATTTAATTCTTCCATTTCTTTAAACATAATTAATATTCGGGGAAGTTCAAGTGTTATCCGACTCTCATAACTATATAATTCTCTCCATCTACATCTACCTCCTCATAGTTTCCGTCATATCCATTTAATATCTGCCCATAACCATCTGAATTAATGATGTCATCAATTGCAGACTCTTTGTCAATATACTTAGAAATGTCCATACCCCAATCCTTCATATAATCAATAAGGTTTCGTTTAACATCCCTTAACATTTCGTCGACTTTATCATCAATCATATCTTGAGTAGGTTCATTATCTGGCTCCATATCATCAATTTGTTCTTGTAATGAATCAATGTGTTCTTGTATTTGGTCATACATTCTTGAATACTCTTCAGGTTCCTCAATTTCACTATCAAGATTTTCTTGTCTTTCTTCATACTCCGCAATCTCTTGTTCTAATCTAGATTTCTTCTCTTCTTCTTCTTGACTTAATTCAAAATCTTCTTCATTGAAGTAAACCTCAGGGTTTTCAGCAACGTCATATTCATAATGGTCTCTGAAATAGTCTAATACCTCGTCTTCATCTATATGGTTTTCTATAAAAGATTCGTTAAAATTTTCAGGATTGTCAAAATCTTCATCTAAACGTTCTCTACAAGATTTTTCAACCTCATATTCAGTTCCAACCGCAAATTCCGCACCTTCTAAATCATCATTACCAACAACTTCAAATTGACTCATACTATAAAACCCATAACGTTCTTGAGGAATTAAATTATAGACATCCATCATATCATTTATTTCATTAATTTCATCTTCAGTTGTCTCAATGTCCGCATAAATACCTTCCGTATCTTTACCTTCTTTGTCATATTGTTTTTGTTTTTCAAGAAGACTTTCCAAATATCTTTCAAGTTCTACTAAACGATTACTATCCTCCTCAGTCCTAATTTTAACACTTTTGGTAGTATAATTACTGTTTTCAATAACTTGAATAACTGCTCTCGCCCTATTTCCCGTGTCATCACCATTTTCGGGTGACCACTCATTACTTTCTCTTCTTTCTTGAGCATCCGCAAGTTTTCCTTGTCTTATTTTTTGTTGTCTAATTCTATCAACACCACTACCATAATCACTAACTCTACCTTTAACCTTGATAAAAGATATATCACTAATACCAGTGTTACTAATTTCTAAATCACCTTCAACATAACTAATACCTTCTAAACTATTTACCGGTAAACCCCTAACATCTAACTTACCTGTTATCCATATCTTTTTACCTCGATATTGAGGTAACATACTAATACCCTTAGCATTATAACTGGCGTACTTCATCATCTCAAGATATTGCTCAGGTGAAACCTTAATATATTCATCTTCCTCTTCTTTGATAACTCGTCTAACCAATTTATTTAAAGTTGCTTCCGATAATTTAATAATTTTACTCATACTTTATAAATATTACAAATATAATAAGTTTTCTGTTGACATTAAAATTGTTTTGGAGATATTTATAAGTATTATAATAAACCAAAACTAATATATTACATTATGGGCTGCGGATGCAAGGATAAAGGTAATCAAACACCTCAAACACCTCAAACACAACAAAACCCTCCTCAACAGAGTCAAGTAACACAACAATCTGTTCAAGAGACTATTAAAAAAACAATTGAGAAATATTATACCAAAAAAGGATAATATAAATTTAAGGGGTTAAGACATTTAAGGGGAAACTATTTCCCCTTTTTTTATATTTATTAATATGAATACCGAAAAATTAAAAGAGATTATTGACGAAGTTAACAATGGGAATTGGGAAGAGTATTCTCAATTTTTCAATAACGATATGGTGTTATTTATTAATATCATTACCAAATATGGTTTAATTGATTTGATTGACCCAATGTCCGATGAGTTACAAGATTATCAAAACGATATTTTATATGTTTTAGTTAATGAAAATCCTGAAAAATGGATTAATTTTATATGTGAAACTGTTATTGACAGTGATTTAATTAAAAAAGGTGATGATTGGTATCTTTATTTGAACGACCAAGAGGATTTGGCAGATTTATTTTATGATGGACGTGAATCAACAAAAGATTTAGTTAAGAGTGTTTTTGGTGAAGACCATTGGGAACCATATTGGGACACTACAGATGATATCTATAGAGATGTAGTTGAAGAGTTAAATGATAAAAATTTAGAAAAACTATACGAAAAAATCTTAAAAGAGGTTGAGGGTGAAACTATATCAACAGATACTGATTATTTGGTGGATTTAGATGATTCAGGTTCAGGTGAAGTTTTAATAACTAAAGAAAATTTTGGTGGGATGTTCCAAGATGAGAGTACTCTAAAATACATATTAAAAGAATATTCTTTGAATGTAAGACGAGAATTGTTTAATTTACACGGTAATTGTTATAACTCAGCATACGAATCCGAAATTTATGATGATATATGGGGTGAGTTGTCCGAATTTTTTGAGGGTAGAAGTCAATGGGAGTCAAGACCATACAAATATGACTCAACAAAAACTCAACATTATATCACAGTTAAAATTAGAGATATTGCTGGTGATATTAGTAAGTTTCTTTCAGAAATGAAAGGTTCTAATTATTCACAAGATTCTTTAGAATATTATGGTTCATATATGGGAATGTTAAAGAATGGAATGGATAATGATGTATGGGAATACTTAGACTTTAGAGTACCTGATTATCCAGATTCAAGTAAAGTTGACAATTGCATTAACGATGATTTTGAAAATTATTTATAATGATTAAATTTACAGACATATTAAACGAATCGACAAGAGTTAAATTGGAACCCGAATTAAAAAGAGTTCTTGACAATGTTGTTGATATCATATTTAAAAAGAAAAAACAATTTAGGAAGTATACTCCGATTACCACCATACCAATTACTATTGAGGATGGTACCCCAGGAGCTGTAGAGATTGTTGTCGACCCGTCATTAGAACATTACGGTTTATTAGATAGTAAATGTGGTGAAGATTGCACAGACCCTATGGAGTTAATTATGACAATAAATCCAAAAAAAGTCACCAGTAGAAAAGGATTGTACCAAACAATATATCACGAATTAACTCACGGTACAGACCCTATGTTAACAACTAAGTCAACAGAATCATTTTGGAATACTTATGACCCTGAGGTTGATGAAAAATATTGGGGTCATCCTGTTGAATTTAGAGCTATTACTAATGAGTTTCTTGAAGGACTTGTGAATGAATTCAAGTTAAGACGTAATCGTGTTACTAAAGAACAATCGATTACAACATTACGTAAATCTTTAAAAAACATTCTTAACCATTTCTCGAATGGAGAACCTTTATCAAACTTATCTTTAGACATAATCAATGGTATGTATGGTGGTGGAGAACACAATATCTTAAGAAAAACTCTTGATGATATTGTAATTGACAATCCCGATGTTGCAAAGTTAATGTCTAAAAAAAGAGATTTAGATTATTTAACAATTATCAATTTGGTTAAACAATATAGTGGTGAGAACTGGAAAAGATTTTTAGGAATGTTAGTTAAAACTTCTGACGAAATTAAAGAAATACTTAA